TAACGATCAATAATCCAGCGTTCGCCACGGCTGCCATAGCCCGTTACCTGAACCACAAAACGGCGATGACGTCCCGCCTGCACATCCACTGTCGCCACAAGGAAATTAACGCCATCCGGCACACTGCGGGAAGGAACTGGCTCTGCCCGCTGCTCAAGCAATTCACTTTTTCGTTGCTCCATGCTGGCACGAGGAAGATAAGGCAATCCCCAGTCGGTGTTGATAACCGCCCTGAGTGTTTCTTCGCTTCCTGTCGCTTCATACTCCTGTTCTGCAGTCAGTAATTTGTAAACCAGTTGCGCCCAGGTCTGATACGCAGCAGCTGGCCCTTCCATCCAGAAACTGGCGATACGGGAGCGGCGCGGTTCACCGGAAACGTTGCCGTTACGATCAATGACCTGCCCTTCACGCAACCAGACTCCTGCACTATTGAGCTCACGCTTTTTCTCCGCAGTGATAATGCCGCTGCAGTGCGGGCAAAGTAGATACGCCGCCTCACTGGCTTTAAAGGGATCCGGTTCATTACGGTAGCCGGTCATGGCATCCATGGCTGGCTGAAAATATTCACCGCAGTGCGGACATGGCCAGTACCAGCGGCGGCGGTCACCACGATTGTAAAGGGAAAGAATACCAGTCGTCGCTGGCGCTTCATGAGGCGACTTACGTCGCCATTTGCTGTCGCAGATGTCACGTCCCGGCGAGCTCTCCACCAGAGTCATCCCGGCGGACATAAATGTGGTGGTACGTTTTGAGGCCAGGGAGAAACCATCACCCTCGCTGTCGATATTCTCCGGAAAACGGTCGTAATCGGTTAAGGCGACAAACCGGTAATCCGACGACGACATAATGTTGACCGAGGGCCAACCAATTTTAAGGAACGAGCCATCCCTGAACGTCTTATCATGGACATTATTGTCGTTACGACGTGGACTCATTCTTTTCTTTACCGCCGCACTGCTTCTGAACGTTCTGTCGAGGCGCTTTTTAGAATGCTCGCGGGCCTTATCTTCGGTCATCTGCACAACGAGCATGTCCGAAGGATCGCAAACGATGGTATAGACAATCCATCCATCGATCAGACCAATGGTCTTCCCTGTTCGCGCAGGACCAACAAAAATCACCGCATCGTATTCACGCGATGCCAGGCAGTTCATGGGCTCAATGATGTAGGGTGTCAGTTCAGGATCCCATGGCACCGAGTTACCAGCCCCCTTGGGAACACGCATGAATTTTTTAACAGCCTCCGAAATCGGCATGCGACGTGGTGGGGAAAATCCTGCCGATATGTCCCTTCCCAAATTTCGGGCTGATGAAAAACCCATTATTCCTCCTAGAGACTCTCTCCTTCCTCATCAGGAATTATTTCAGCAGCACAAGCCTCGTAGGATTTTTCCTGAAGAGTGTATCGCAGGTCATCAATGGCCTGCTGTACAACGCCGACGGCCTGAGGAGTCAGGGCGCAATCGCGTTCAAGAACATCCGGAATTGTCTCCAGAACCTGGACGACAGCCTTTCTCATGGACGAATAGACGATGACTACTTCATCAACGGGGATGAGTTTTCGCTGCTCCTTTTCCAGCTTGATCCTTTCATTTTCAGACTGGTACCAGTCCTTTCTCTCTTTCGGCTCCATACGGGATGGATCATGAACAGAGTCTGCTGCCTCATGCTTCACACTAAACAGGGCAGGCCCGACATGCTGCAGGGCGTAAACGGGGTTCCCCCTGACAGTCGCAGCCACAGGAGTGTTGGCCGCGAGGAGCCGTTTTTTTACTGTGTCCCGGTGAAGCCCAAAGGCCTCGGCGATTTTAAAAACACTCCAGTAATAAGCATCACCGATCCCGCTCACATTTGACATAAGCAACTCCATCTGGCAGGTGAAAATCAGGTTTATTTATATATTTCAATTAATTGCAAACTGGTCTAATGACAGGGAGAAAAAAATATTGTACAGGTGAAAAGAGAAATAACTTTTAATTATCAATAAATTACCAAACATGCTGCCGCCGCCATGGAAATGCAAAAACTAGCCTTTTTCCGCGACGCTCCCGCCCCGTGGTAGGCACCCCCGCCGGGAGGACCCATAAGAAAACACAGGTCCGACCGCCGTTTTGAATTCTCTTCTAAACGACTCTAGTTTGATTTGAGTATGCAATACGCGTAAAAAAGCCCCGCATAGGCGAGGCTGGAATCAGACAGGGGGGATTAAGACTGGATATTCCAAATCATTGCGTTACCGTTATGATTTTCAATGATTTTTGCCAGTGGTGCTCCACCAAAAGAATGCATGTAGCTGTGATGTATAGTCAAAACCAAATCTTGAAGTACTTGATCACTTTCAAGTTCGGTAACATTCAACCCAATTTTCTGCGCCTTATCAAAATGAATATGACGCGAGTGGGTATAGGTTGTGTGATGGTTGTTTAACTCTGAACAAACATGTGTTGCTTTTGATTCTGCCTCAGGATCATTATCAAACATGCCTGTCATAAGCCAATGCTTAACAATCTCATTTGCCCATTTGATTGCTTTCTCACACTCGCCGATGATCGTCGGGTTTAGCTTTTGAAGAATGAACTGCCACATCTGAACAGCTGCGGGATTTTGAAAAATTTCCGTCTGCGCACGATTCCATTCTTCAATGATGGCATGGGTGGAGAAACCGTTGAACTGAGGATCAATTGGGCCAATGTTGGACTGTTTACCCATGATGATTTCATTGGCACAACATGCAAGCATAGTTCCGCAGGACATTGAAATCATAGGAACAATTGCTCTGATGTTAGTTCCAAACTTCGACCTTAAGTAATGCCCGATTGATTCCAAAGCGGCAATATCACCACCTGGAGTATGAAGTATCAAATCCAACCCTTTTGATACATCTAAACCATTGATGGCTGTCATCAACCCGTTCTTATCATCATCAGTCATCTGAGTAAGATGGCGTACTTCTGCACCACCATGCTGTAACCACCCTGAGTAATATGTGATTACATTTCTTCCAGTATGATTCGAAAGTTGAGATAAGTATTTACGGCGAACCTCATCCATAGGACTTTTATGGGCGAGAGCCGTTATCTCGCCCAGTACGTCGCTCCAATTAGGCATAAATCAGTACGTGTAAAGTTGATGACTTGTAGTTTGGTTTTGCTTCGATTGTGTAGCGGTACCTTGTGAGTACCAAACACCTGTGTTTCCACTCGTACTAGTTTGCTGTGCCATTACACGAGAAGCGAAGTTGTTAACAGTTTCACCAGTCAACATTTCTGCCGGTTTGATATTGTAAACATCGTAGAACTCAGCTGGGGTCATAATGATAGCTCCTTTTATAGCGCTACATATAGTGCCTGTGCCAAGGGGGACATACTATATGTGCCATTGTTGTCATATTTAAATGTGCAAAAAGCCTCAAAAGAGGCTTGAAAAAGATGCAAAAATACTATCTATGACGTGACTATAGCTACTTACCCACAGTTTATACAAGCCAAAAATGCTAAATTCAGATAATCCTATTCGCTGAAAAACTACACAAAAGCTACGTTCATCTTGTCATTAGATAACGTCAGTAACTTTCACTGGATCTAAGCCATTGGTGAAAAAGCTAATTGCATGATGAAGCACTGTAATGTAGCAGTTGAGGTTGTTAAATGAGAATCACCCTAACAATGTCAACGGACATTATTCATTTTCGTAACTTCTCAATCTCTCGTATCCCCGCCAGGTTATTGTTGCCCTTCTCAATAACAGCCAGCAAAGGTTCAATCCAGAGGACGGCCTGGCAATACGTCATTGAGCTGGCGGCAGCGGTACTATCATCGGTTGCGTTAGTGTTCCCGGTATCGGGGTGCATTGCGCTGGCACGTAAACGGTACGCGTATTTGAGCAGCCCACCAGCGACATCAGCAGGAACAGGCAGATCACAGGTCTTTTCACGTCGGAGAATCTCCCGGTATTCGATGACAGTTTTCTCAGTACCGGCATCGATCAGCGAGTTAAGGCGGTTGGCGTTCTCTGCTATCTGGTTAAACCGATTGAAGTTGAAAGCCTGTGTAGTTATCACCGTCGCCTGCAGCGCGTTATCATTACGTAATACCCGATTCTCACTCTGTTCTGTTTCAAGAGCTGAGCGGCTACGAACCAGTAATACGCTAAGCACTGCAATAATGATTACGACAGCCACCAGCAGAACCGCAACAATCGTAATTTTTCTGGGTTTCATCAGAATACCCCCGGAACTGATACCGGAATGCCTGGGTTAAGCGGCCCGAGCCCATCACCAAGAACCTGAGGTTTTTCTGCCCACAGGCAAACTTCACGCTCAATCTCACGACGAGTCATCAGGCCTTTCCATTGCTTACCGCCAGCGTATATCCAGCGACGTAGCTGGTCACATGCGCCTTTGATATCGCCCTGGTTTATTTTGCGAAGAAGCGTCGATGTTCTGAAATTGCCAGCACCCACGTTGTA